TATTTCCACCTAGTGTCGTATACATATTAGCAAAGCCACCAATACCCGTTAGTATTGGATTTGGTGTAAATTTCTGTGAAGGTGAACCAGGCATTGCACCAGCTACACTACCGTAGATATTTGAAACATCTGTAATTCTATCTAGTGGTAATTGATATGCACTTTGATTAGCTTGAGCAATTGCATTTAGTTTAGATTGTTCTAGTAACTGATCTTGTTGTCCTAGAGCATCAAACGCTGCAATGTTTTGTTGTTGTAGTCCTGGTACTAATCCAGCCATACCTTGTAAGTTTCCAAGTTGTTGCTGTTGTTGTGTTAATGCTTGATTGTATCCTTGACCATATAGTCCAGCAAGTAATGCTGCTCTGTTTCTATCAGAGTTAGATTGATATTCTGCTCTTGCTACACCTTCTCTACCACCACCAAAAGCACCAGCTGTGTAAGCGTCATCTGATACAGTTTGTTGTCCTATTTGCGATTGTCTGTCAAAATCTGCCATAGTTGTATTAATAATTTCTTGTTGGTAAGGTGACATAAACTGTTGGTAACCTTGACCTGGATCTAATAAATTTTGTTGCGAGATGTTATCTAGATAAGGCTGATAACTTGCAACACCTGTACCGCCTGTAAATCCTGTAACCTGGCCACTAGCGTCTCTTTGTACAGTTCCTAGTCCACCAAGATCTGCAATACCTTGTGCGGCTTGTTGTTGAAATGCTGATTGACCTGCAACTTGTGGAGTTAATTTAGAAACATCAATAGGAGTTCCTAGTTGCCCGATACCATATTTAAGAATATTTTGACCGTAAGGTTGTAGTGTTGCGCTTGGTAATAAACCTGCGTCTGAATAAGTTTGAGCCATTATGCTGTCATCCTTTTAGCTGTTGGTTGTGCTTCTAATGTTTTCATAGTATCATACATTTTTTTAGCACCTTTGTTAATACTTCCTCCGCCTGCAGCTCTTACTGCATCGGCTGTAAATACAAATTCGTTTTTAGATAATCTAGCTGGTACATCATCTTTTTTCTCATACTCTCCAAGTGGTACAAACCCACCATTAAATCTATAATCTTTTTCCATACCACCAAGATCCATGACGCCTCCTACTGCTCTCTTGACTCTGCCACCTTTTTTCATTTCATATTGAGTGTCCCCTCTTGAAATTCTTCTTGAACTTCTTGCAACACTTTCGGGTGTAATCATATCCATTGCGTTATCTAACCCCAGTATACCTAAATCTTCTTGTTCAAATACTTTTTCTGCTTGTAATTCTGCAACTATGCTATCTAAAGTTTCTTCTGTAAGTTCTGGGTGAAATTTTTCATAAAATCTGTAAAGAATATCATTAATAGCGGCTGAACTTAAATTATTTCCTTCTATCTGTTCTCTTAATTCGTTTGAAACTTTAGATTTTACTCCTTCTGCATCTGATGTTACAGTGCCATCCATTACAGGACCTTCACCATCCATGTAACCAGGTCGACCACCTTTTCTTAAACCAATGATTCCACCTTTAGCAGATAGTTTTCTGTTTTTAAAAAATTCTATTACTTCTTCAATACTTATTGGATCACGGTCATTGCTTAGTTTAAAAATTCTTACAGCTTCATCCATTGTAAGATCTTTAGGTATCTCTGCCATTTGCATATTAGTGTTTTTTTTATTTTTTTTTGATTCAAATGGAGATGGTCCAAACTCTTCTTCAAATTCTGATTCAACTGCTGTTGGATAGCCCTCTAACTTCATTATTTCCATAACACTCATACCGTCATAAGGATCATCTTCTGGATCAGTACCCATAGCAAATCCCATTCTTTTTACAACACCCGGTGCTTTTTTTCTAAGTGCTTCAATACCAGGACCACCACCTTGGTTAAACCCCATTGCTTTTACAACACCAGGTGCTTTTTTTCTAAGAGCTGTAATACCTGCATTAGGATCACCACCATTTTTTAAACCTATGATACCACCTTGTGCTACTTTTTGAAAAGAAGTTACATCTGCTTTAGAGGTAGGTCTTCCGGTAACGGTCATAGGAGTTAGGTTCAAGTCTATAGCAGCTTGCGCCTCTTGACCAGCAGCTTCAGCTGCTTTCATATAATCTGTATAAGCTGATTCTTCTAATTCGTTTCTACGTTTTTGTTCTTTGTAATCTAAATATCCTTTAGCTGCTGAACCACCAGCATCTATAACGTCTTTGTATTTTTTATAATTTTCGGGTACATCCCTAATAAAATCGATAATCCCATCGTACCATGCCATAGTTTTAAATTCCTCTGAAAGTATTATATATTAAAATAGCAGGCATTTCACCTGAAAGTACTGTTTTACAAAGTTTTTTGTCCATAGTCAATCTTTGATGTTAAAGTCAGCGCCAATGTTTATCTCTTCTACAGTGATATTTACATCTCTTTTTACATGCTCTGCTTTAGTATCTGTACCTGGGTTTTGTACATCTGCTAATGCTTCTGCGTCTGACATATACTCTTGACCTGTTTCTGTATTAGTTAATGTTACTTCACATTTAGGTGTAATTACTGGTACTCTTTGACCATTAATTATTTCATACCTAACAGAAGCTTCTGTTTCTATAAATGACATTATCTATCCTCTCTGTTTATTTCTAGTATTGATGCTGTTGCAAATAATCTATTTGCATCTGCTGCGGTTACTTGTAATACTTCATTTTCTAACATAATTAAAGGCTCTGTTAATAGTTGTGTGCTAGCATTACCTGCTATTGATGTAACATTAAATAAAGTAAACTTGTCAGCTGACGCTGGATCTCCATCAAATAAATCTACAGTAATAGTTGTATCACTAGCATTATCGCTACTAACTAATAATGATTTTACAATAGCCCTAGTATTAGAAGGCACCGTGTATAAAGTAGTAGCTGTAGCAGCTGTTAAATCTTTTTTTGCGCTTAAATATATATTTGCCATATTATCCTAGTCCAAACCAAGTGTATCTTTCAGAGTCTTCTTTTAACTGAGTTAAAAAAGTAGAGTTTAATTGTTCTACTACAGTTGATAATGCTCTGTTAATTTGTCTTTGATTATCTTCTGTATATTCTTTTTTAGGCTCTGGTAATCTAACTACAATCTTTGTCATTATCTTCTTCCATCTGCTTGAACATCTGCTCTAAAAGTACCAAATCTCCAAGACTCACCTGAACTTGTATTTTCTATCTTAATACTAGCATATCTTCCTCTGGACCTGGTGTCTACCTTTGTTGTAGATGAGGTAATAGTAAAAGGACTTAAAGTTGTTCCTGCAGCTAGTGTTTGTGGGTAGTCAGTTACTAATACTGTCACACTAATAGAACCTGCTACTGTTTTAAAATCTGGTAAAAATCTTCTCATAGCCAACATAAATTCTCCACTGCCTTCTTGCGTGTTAAGTGCAAAATCATACGATTGTATAAATGATGTAAGAGTTGTAATAGTTCCATCAGGGTTAACTTGATCTGTCCCTGTTTCATGTTCAAAATAAACTGTTTGACCAAGTCCTGTACTTCCTTGAATGACAGGAAAACTACCCGTGTTACTGCTATTAAAAGCAGTTGCATAAGGTCTAGGGTAGATTAAAGAATCTAACCATGTTGTTCTAATAGAGTTAGTGTTAGTTCCTGTATACCAGTTACCCATAGGGATATCTTTTCCTTCACCATAATTATGAACTACATACTTGTCATTAAAAGTAGATCCTTGGGTTGGATAATACCAAACAACTTCTGTGTATAAATTATTGATACCCGCATAAACTTGTTGTCCTTTTGTTGTATCAAAATTGTCATAAACAAAATCTTCTACTGAACAAGATAAAGTATTAACTGTTCCATCAAATGCAAAGAAACCATTACTACCCATCCAATAGGCAACACCATCAATTTCAATGGCTGCATTCTTACCAATTAGTCCACAGTTAGTTCCAACTTGCTCAAATCCAAAAGTAAAAGGAGCTCCAACAAATTTCATTGTATATAATGCGTTATCAGTCCACACTAGAATATTTTCTTTTGCAACAATAGAACCTACAATTTTAGTTCCATCTTGTAGTCTTTGAGAACCTGCTGTGTTAGTTGCTTCAATAGTATATTTGTTTAAAGCTTCTTGATCCGAGAATCTTATAAAAAGATTATCTTGTGTAGTTGGATCTCCTATAGTTGTCTCTGTTCCAAAATGAATTAAGTGTCTAGTTGTTGGAGATATCAAAGCAAGTCTAGATGCTGTTGGATTACCTACAGCTGCTCCATCACTATTGGTTCCAATTAAAGTAGCAAAAGGAGAGTTAGCTCCTGTTAAACTTCCATCGGTACTTGGTGTTGAAGTAGATGCGTGAGTTGTTAATCTAGCTGCAATTCCAGAGTTCCAAGTAAATGTTTTACCGTTAGCAATAGTTGCAACTAACACTTCTCCAAAATTACTTAATGACCAAAGACCTGGTTCTAGGGTAACCGTTGATGCTTCTACTGCTTCTCCCCATCCTGTAAAATCGGTTGCATTTGTAACTGTTGCACCATTACTGTGAGCTTGACCATTTGATGTACCAGTTGTAGCGGTTCCGTTTGCACCTCTAGTAATACCTCTTAATTCATTTCCAACAATAGAGGCATAAGTTATTAATTCATTAGCTATAGCAACAGTTCCTGAAGATGGAAATCCAGTTGTAGATGTTAAAACTATTGCTGTACCAGATCCACCTGTACCAGCGGTATCTGCAAGCAAAGCTCCGTTTAAAGTATTTTGCAAAGCACCTGTAACAATTCCACCATAATTTCCAACACCATAACCATAACCATATGTTTGTGCTGCAGGACCAACTATTTCATAAGGGTTAACAGTTCCAGAAGCACTTCCAGGAACAGTAGCTCCTGCATTTGTTTCTTGTTGAGTTAAAGTTAAAATAAATGTTGTCGGTGTAGGTACACTTTGTACTTGATATAAAAAATCATCATAACCTGCAGCTGTTGTAGTAGAGTTAGTAGCAGGAGTTACACTTGTTAAAGTTAACATATCTCCTACAGCTAGTCCGTGATTAGCAGTAGTTGTAAAAGTTGCGTTTTTATTACTGTCGTTAGTTACAATAGAATTAATAGTAAATGTAGTTAGAGTTCCAGCGTTGTTACTTTTAAAAGGAGTAATATCATGAAGTTGTCCTTCAAAATATAAAAGTAAAAATTTATCAGTGCCTATGGCAACATATCTATTACCATCTAAATCTACAAAAGCGTGTTGTTGTCTAGCTACACCACAAATAGTTTCAGTCAATAAGGATTGCCAACCCCCTACTTTTTCAGGAAGTCCATATCTAAATCTAGTATTGTCAGAATCAATCCATCTATTAACTGCACCAACTGGAGTTGTCTGCTTGTCTACTCCTGGACTAAATTGTAATTCAAAAAGAGCCATAAGTTAGCTCCTATTGGTTCGTTGATTTATATAGCCAGCCTTTTGTGGCATTAGCATATATTAATGTTACAGATTGATTATTAGTTGCAAGAGTATCGTTAGCAGCTGAACCTTCTATTGGTTGACTATTTCTATCTATAATACAATTGTTTGTTGCAAAACCATTTGATGCTGAACCATCCATAATTGTTACTTCATCACCAACTGCAGGTGATGCAGGTAGTGTAATTGTTACTGGGTTAGCAACTGTATCTACTACAATTTGATCACCAGCTACTGCTGTGTATGTAGTTTTACTTGCTGCAGTTACAGAAGTTATTCCTTTTTGTAACATACCTAATGTTGTTGCTGGTACACTGCCTCTAGAATAAACTAAAGCTGTTGCACCTTCTGGAAGAGGAACTTGAGTTCCTGCGCTTTGACCAGTTGTAAGTAATGTTACTGTAAAACTTTGTGAGGCTAGACCTCTAGTAGTTCCATCTTCTACAAAAAATACTCTGTTTGCATTTCCACCTGTTGTTGATGCAGGCATCGCTAGACTAGCATTACCTGATAAAGTGCCTATAACTTTTATATAAAGGTTTTTACCATTTGCTGTTGCATCTCCATCAGCTAAACTTAATGTAGTTGTACCTGTGCTTAAAGTTACTTCTATATAACCTGAAACTGCTTGTTGTAATAATTGTAAATTAGTATTTGTAATTGATCCCCATAGACCAGCTTTTTCTCCTGTTGCTACGAGTTCTAACGATAAATCTGTTGAATAAGTTGATGCCATATTAGTACGGTTTTATTGGTGTCCAAACCATTGTTGCTCCTGGTATTATATCGTTCCACGTTATAACTCCTGGTTCTACTGTATCTAATGATAAAGCATTACCTGTAGGACTTATATTTGCTGCTCCTGTTACTGTAACACTTCCTGTGGCTAAGGTCAATGCGTTTCCTGTAGGTAAAACATTAGCATCTGCAGTAACTACAATAGTTCCTAAACCTAGTGCTACTTGTGATCCTGTAACACTAACATTAGCAGCACCACTAATAGTTAAAGTACCTAAACCTAATGTTACCTGTGAACCTACTACATCTTCTACAATAGAATCTGCAATAATACCTACACTACCAATAGTGATAGTAAGTGCATTTCCCGTTACATTTACATTTACTGCACCAAGTGTTGTTGATGTAGCAAATGGTAATGTTGATATTGCGTCAAATCCTAAACTCATAAATAATCCTTAAAAGGAGACAGGGGGTATGTGGTGGTGCCCTGCCTCCATCTAAAGATTATACACTATAATTCTACAGTATCAACTCTGTTAAATTACGATCTGATCCTATAGTTCCTTTGTAGAAAGTGTTAAAAGCTAAACTTATTCTAGTATTATTACCTTTTTTTGTTTGTACTTGATGTGTTGTTGATGATGGAAACATAAATAAATTGCCTGTTTTTACAGGAAAAAACCAAGTTTCAGAGTTCCATAAATTAAATTTTGTTTTATTTATTGTAGGAGACATAAGTTGATACCCCCTATTGCTTGTAAAAAGTATTTGATCGTTAATTTCATCTGCATCAATATATAATACACCAGACACTACAGAATTAGGATGTTCGTGTTTGTGATGAAATTGATTAGCTTCAGTATAATTTAACCAAGATTGAGTTATATAAAGCTCTACCTTATTTTTAGGACAAATAACTGTATCTAAATAATCTTTGCAATGTTTATTTAAAAACTTTTTTATGTTTTTAAACTCTTTTCTATTTAAAATATAACTATCTTTAGAATTAATATTTCCTTCATTTTTAAAGCAATGTTTTTTTTGTTCATTTACAAATTGTAATTCTTGTTTTGTAAGTCCTCTTTCCATAGAAGTAGTGTATATGGGTATTGGAAAAACAGAATGTATTACAGCTTTAGTCATAGTTATTTAATATTAAAAGATAAAGATATTCTTTCTTCTTTATTCATATTGGGTCTTACGTAATGATTTAAATATGCTGGAAACAATAATAATAAATTTTCTTGTGAAGTTATATTAAATTTAGAAGATGTATTAACAGTATACTTATCCGTATCTGGTTCCCAAACATATGACATAATATTTGCATTACTATTTTCAAACACAATATTACCAGATTCTTTTGGACACTTTATATAAAAAACTCCTGAAATAGAACAATTAGGGTGTGCGTGAGAAATATTAAAATCTTTATATTTATTTACATTAATCCACATATTATCTAATACAAAATTTTCTTTTAAACCTAAACTTTTTTTATATTCTTTAACATTAATTTCTATAATTTTACTTAAAAAAGATAGGTGAGTATATTTTTTATATTCAATATTATTACTTTGATAACCACCTTCATTACTTATTTCTCTTCCTTTATCTTTTTCTATTATTTTTTTAATTTCTAAATTTAAACTATTTAAATCTAAACTTAAAGATGTCTTCCATATACTTGTTTTAAAAATATCTTGTAACATTATTTATAAATGTACCAACCTGTAAAAATATATTTATCTTCATTTAATGTAGTATGTCCTTTGTGAGTAAAAACCCAATTAGTAGGCCATATAACTGTTAATCCTTTTTTAGGTTTAATTTTAGTTTTTTGATAAAACCATTCTGTTTCTCCACCTTGTTTAACATCATTTAAGTATGTCATCCAAACTAAATGTCTTTTAGAATTTATTGGACCTGATACTTCACTATGCCAACTATGATAAGCTTGTGTTGGTTTATATTTTTGAATATTAAAACTTTTTTCAAGTCCCCATTTTGCTTGACCATCATTACAAAAAGTATATTTAATTTTATACTTTTCTATCATTGCATTTAATTCTTTAAAATAAGATTGTAATACTACAGATTTTTTTAGGTCTTCTATAAATAAAGGACAATCTGTACTATCTTTTAATTTTTTATCTATTTTATCTGCATAAACTGTTCCTTGAAAATGTTCTGTTTGATAAAAAACATCAATTAATTTATTACACAAAGATAAATCAGACAAATAATAGCTTTGAATAAATTCTTTACTCATAGTTAATAACTGAATAAGTAAATATTTTATTGTCTGTTGGAGTTACTATTTTGTATTCTGTATTAGAATCAAATGATATTAATTGATTTTCTGTGCTTTTAATAAAAGTATTATTAATTTCAATACCACCATTAGTGTTATTAGCAAACAGTATTGATACTTTATTATTTTTATGATGATTAATTAAATACTTTTGTGGTTCTAATGTTTTAGTAAATAAATTAAATCTAACAGAGTGTAATTTTTTGTGTGGTATTTTTTCTAATACAGGCTTAACCATATTTAAATAGTTAATAAAAAAAGAATGAGTTAAACTAGAATTTTTTATTATTTCATTAGTAAATCTATATCCGTCACAAGGTCTATAGTTTACAAAATCATTATATAACCAAAAAAATGTATCTCCAGTTAATGTATCTTTAATACTAGAAAATAATACAGGGTCTATAATATTATTAATAATGTTGTGTTTAATATTTTCTTCTGACATACCACAAATGAAACTATATTAATTTTTAAGAATTGTCAACTAGAGTCCATTCTTGAGTTGATTCGTTCCAAGAATAATAACTACTATTATTGTTTTGTTCTTCTGTTAATTCTGGTCTAGCAACTGGTGCTTCCCACATACAAGTTTCTTCATTTAATATCCAACTATTATATGGTTTTGCCATTCTAAAAGCATTTTTCTCTTCATCATAAATATAACCTACTCCTGGATAGTTTTTTCTAAACGGTGTGCCTCCTAATAAATGAATTCCTTTTTTAGTATTATAAGAGCATTGAACCCAAACTGGCCAATTAGTATGTTCTGTTAAAAAATCAATTCCTTTTTGCTCTTGTTCAATTCCATTAGAATCTAAAAGAACAGAATTGTTTACAGAAGTTACTTTTAATACTTTTCCGTTTAATCCTAGTTTTGCGAAATGTGCCATTATGTTGTGTAACTCCCATCTCCTGTAAATGTTAAAACTGTTTTACCTGAAACGCCTGTAGCAACTGTTGGACTTCCTGTTGTCGTTCCGGAATAATTTGCATCCGGCATACTTAAAATTATTACACCACTTCCACCAGCGGCTCCATCAATACCAGTAGTATTTCCACCTGCACCACCGCCTCCACCACCTGTGTTTGCTGTAGCTGTTTGTCCATTAGCATCAGTACCACCATTACCACCTCCACCTGAACCTCCTGAACCTCCTGAACCAGGAGAAGAACCTCCACCTCCACCACCGCCAGCACGAGTTACAGCTGAACCTGTTATAGAATTTGATGTTCCAGCACCACCTGCACCACCATTATTTGAATTAGGTGCGGCTCCTCCGACAGCTCCAGCACCACCTCCGCCACCTGCAGCAGATGTATTGTTATCAGCTCCTGCACCACCAGCATTTCCTTGAGATGGACTTGTGCTTGGAGTATTTCCAGCACCACCTGCATAAGCAATTCCTGAACCATCATTTTGTCCACCACCGCCGCCACCAGATCCTCCAGCAGTTCCTGTTCTTGATTCTGTTCCACCTTTTCCACCACCTGCACTACTTATTGTTGTTAATCCTGTTCCTGATATAGATGATGCAACACCAGATGCACCCTCACCAGCAGGTGATCCACTACCATCAATTCCACCTGCTCCACCACCACCAATATCTACTGTTATTGCTGCTCCTGCTATCATAGTTTGAGTAGAAGTTCTAAATCCACCAGCACCACCACCACCACCACCTTTAGCATTATTACCACCATTACCAATAGCACCACCACCACCTCCACCAGCGATAACTAAAAAATCTATACTATAAGATAACGCACCTCTTACATTAGATGTTGAATCCATAGTATTAATCCAACCTTGAGTTCCATCAACATAAACAAAAGTTACTG